AGGAGCAGCGACCCCTGCCCAGCGCCCGCCAGACCGTAGGGCGACGAGACGATGATGGAGGTGGAGCTGGACACCGTGCCGATCAGCGCGACAATGCCGTCCGGCTTGTTGTGCAGCGCCTGCTGCATGAGGAGCTTGGAGGCGTCCTTGATTTCTTCCATCGTCTTGGTGGCGATGGTCGTGAAGGCCGCGTCCTTGCTCTGGGTGCCGACGAACGCCAGCCCGTCGATCTGACGGGTCGTGTAGGCACGGACCACGCCGACGTTGCCCTGCACTTCCGTGGCCGTGGTGTCAGGCGGGAAGTAGCCAGACTGCGAGAACGTCGCGCCAGCGGGGCGACCAACGACGACGTCGAAGAAGACGTTGTTACCGCCCCAGCGCATGTTGCGGGGGCCACCGGCCTTGCCCTTTTCGAGCTGGGCGAGAAGCGGCGTGACAAGGTTCTGGACCTTCTCACGGAACTGCGAATACACGTTCTTCAGCAGACCTGTCAGTTCTGCATCCGAGATTACGGTAGGATTCGGCATCTGATGGATTCCTTAACGAGAGAATGAAGCAAGCGCCGCCTGTAACGCGCTATCTACCGCGTCATCGACGGTGGCCGGAGCCTTCGGCGCTTTCGGACCTTCGGCGGATTTGCCCGCTTGTCCGGTAGGCTTCGTGGCCCGACCGACGAGGTTCTTGGCTTTCTGCGCTTCAATCCGCGCCTTATCCAGTTCCGCCTGAATGGCCTGCTTGTTTGCCGTGGCGGGCTGAGAACGCTTGGCGTTGACCATTTGCGCCCACAAAGCCAAGTCTTCAACGATGTACTGTCGAATGGCGTCATAGCGTGACGGGGGGACATACGGCTGTCCGTTCGGCGCCGTGTCCGCGTGCGCTTGCATCACCATCTGGAGGCGAGACTCAAGTTCTTCCGCAGTCACCGATGGCAGTGCGTTCATAATCATCTGAACGGCTGGCACGACTTCTGTGGTATAAAACTGCTCGCCACTGCTTTGAATTTGTTGCATCTGGTACGACACGCGCAAGTTATCCGCTTCGCGCTCTGCGCGTTCTGCGCGTTTCTCTGGCGAGTTTTCTGCCAAGTACGCATCGCGGACAGCGTCGAGAAACGCCTCGTCATGGAGCAACCGCTCCATCTGCGCTTCGCGCTCGGCCACGACCTGTTCCATCTGCTGCATGGCAGCCAGCGTCTGCTGGTACTCCTGTTCCACGACCTGCGCCCGCTTATCCCGCTCTTCGTTGTACACGCCCCACTGGGCGAGCTTGACGACCTGATCCAGCCGGTCCTTTCGCACCTTGCCATTCGCTTTGTATTCCACGGTCAAGGCTGGGACTTCGACCTCTCCCGCGTCATCGTAGAGCGTAAAGTCGGTGGCCAGCCCTTCCGAAAGGGTTGGCACTGCGACATAGCCGTCAGGAAGGACGACGTCATCCTGCACCGAAGCTTCCGCGTCGGACGGATCGTCCGTGTCTGCGGTCTCGGTCGGGACTTCTTCCAGATCCGTTGCGGCTGGCGCGTCGGATTCGGTCGGCTCGTCGTTGGGGGATTCGACGGGGTCGGGTGCAGCAGGCAGCGCGGCGGCAGCCGCTTCTGCGATGACATCGTTGATGTCGAGTACAGGAGCAGTCACAAACAATCCTATTGCTGGCGGGATAAGATGTCCGCTTGCCGTGCAGCGATCTCTTCATCAGGGATGCCCGCCAGCGACTGCTGCATGAGCGGGGCCACCCCAATGGGGGGATTACTGGCGGCGAGGGGCAACTGTCCCGGTGGCAACGATGGTACGCTGGCGGCGGGCGGTCCGCCTTCGGGTCCAGCTCCCGGCGCAGGGGGTGCCATCGGGGGTGCCCCCGGCGGTCCACCCTGCTTCTGCATAGCCTGATTGGCGAGGGCGGTCCACCGTTCCTGCGCCACGGCGATAATCTGCGGGTCCAAATCGTCTTGCAGCAGGATGTCGCGCTCTAGCACATCCTGATGAATCGCTTCGTTGTCCTGCCAACGCAGCTCGGGAATCGGTTCCCCCGTGCGGATGGCATCGGCCACGCGCTTGGCACGGGCTTCCTGATCGTCGTCGGGCGACGAGATGTTTGACGCCAGCGCAAACATCTGGCGGCGGCGGTACTCCTTGAGGTCGATGACGCCCGTCTGCAACCAGTTGTCCAGCATGTACATGCGGAACGCTAGCGGCATCGGCATCATGGACGCCTTCTCCACCTTCACATCGGCCTGCCCGTCAAAGTCGCTGGACGAGATCGCTCGCGCCAGATCCGGTCGGCCCTTGCCCACAGTCCCCAAAGCACGGGGCACATCGTAGCCCCATGCCATCCCAGCCAACGCCACCTTGGCAAAATCGGTGTAGGCTTGGGCAATCGCAGAGACGACGGGCGAGAACACGCGCTCCAACTGTTCACGGGTGGCGATAATCGCTCGGCCCGACTCGCCCGTTGCCTGCCCTCGGCTGACCTGATTCCAGCCGCTCGCGTTCTCAAACGCCCGCTGTTCCAGCGCCAGCGCCTCCTTCACATCGTTACCCACCGAGAACCCGTTCACGGGCTGGATGGAATCGCCCATGCTGCCAGCGCCACGAACTTCGATCATGGAGGTCACGCCGCCCATGAACGTCTCGGTCGCAATCGCGTTGGGGCGCGTCAGGAAGCGGCCACCCGCGTTGACGCGGATGTTCTCGACCCACTTGGACAGTAGCGCATTGACGCGCATCTGGTGGTCGATCCACTGCTCCATGATCGGGCGCGGATAGTAGGACGGATCGCTCGACCCATCACGTACTGGCACGACGGGGATAACGCCCCAAAGCAGCGGCTTCGGCCCAAACACCACTTCGTTGCCGACGACAATCAGTTGCATCCCGTCTGGCAGTACGTCGGGGTGTGGCGCAAGATAGACCGTAAAGCGTTCGGTGACGTCTTCGTCGCGGAGACGCTGCCCTTCGCCAATCGTGGTCTGTGTCAGCACCCATGCGCCAATGCCTTCTGACCCGGCATACGTTGGGGCGTTGCCATTGGACAGCGTGGTATTGGCCGCATCAAGACCGGCAACGCCATAGCGATAGACCGCTTCTTGCCGCGAAATGACTTCTCGCACCACCACCCAACTGGGCGGCTGCGTGGCGGTCGCGTTCGGCGAGACGCGCACCTGTTCCACACGCAGCGTTTGACAGCCGATGTCGCCCAGCGGCTTCTTCTGCCCCGGACGCTCGCCCAACCGTTCATCCCACGGGCCACGGTCGGCATCCCAGAACAAGTGCCAGAACGACAACCCATCCGTCTGCGCCCAGAACGCGGCTTCTCGCGCAAAGCGGTCCATCTGCAACTGCTCATACAAATATTCCAGCGCCATTTGCTGCGCTTGCGCCTTGCGCTTGTCGTCCGGATCGTTGGTCGCTGGCGTAACGCTAAAGCCGGGGCGCTGATCCATGATGATCTGGAGCCGCTGATCCAGCGCCTTGTCCGTCATGTTGTAGACCACGCGGGCCGCATCCCGAGGGCGGGACGGCTCACGCCACGGCCCCAACCCCTGCGCCGAAATCCACTGCTGACCGGCGCGGAAGAGACGATTACGCTCGACCAAATGCAGGTGCATCTGCACCGCTTCTCGGCGCGACTCCCAGATGCTGCGCGTCCATGACGCCCACGCGGATCGGTCTTCTACCAGCCGCTCGTCCGCCAACGGGCAGTCGTCTCCGTACAATGCCCGGATCAACGCCTGCTGCGTTTCGTCTCCAGACAGCCCCAGCGCCTCACTAGGCGGATTGGGCGCAACCTGTTCGTTGGGCGAGAGCGGATTATTCGACAGCCCCTCTAAAATGCGGGCCATCTCGTCTTCCATGACCGCGCCTTGGAAGGTCGGGTCTGCCATCGCGCCGTACTCGTCAAGCGGCGGTATCGTCACTGGTTAATCCTCATGCGTGTCTCCGCCCAATGCCAAATGCGGCGCGAACTCCGTTCCAGTCGCCCAACGCTTCGTACCGCTCCCGCATCGCTCGGAGCGTTTCTTCCTGCGCCCATGTCTCCCGCTCTTGATTGGCCAGCGCAATCAGGTCTTCTGGGACTTCGACTGGGGCGAGTGGGTCTAGCGCCTTCATCGTCTTCCACTCATGGGCAAACGCCTTGAGGTCTTTGGCTAAAAAGACGACCACGCCAGCCCAAATCAGGTGCGGGAGGATGTCCAGCATCAGATCGCCGCGTATCGCACCGTAACGACCGGCGCTCCACTCGTGTAGGCGCTGCATCGGGCGCGGAACCCTGCAATGCCCTTGCTGTCCGCCGTCCATATCCCAACCGCCGTGGCCGTGGAGGCTGCCGTCGTGGACGCCGCCGGAAGCAGGTTAAACGCGACCCAGTTTGTGCCATCGACCGTGGCTTCAAACGTGATCGTGGCGGACAGTGTGCCGGTAATCTGTACCGCAACCGCGCCGGGAGACGGCAATCCAAGCACCGTTGCCGCCTGTTCAGCGGCAGACACGGTGATCACGCTAGACTTAAGCAACGTAGCGGCCATGTTAGCAGTCCCACTTTCGAAGTGATTTGTTAATGCGCGAATTCGGGTCGTTTGCGGTCTTGGCGCTGGTCAGTTTGCGCTTCATGCCCGACATGCGCTTGCAAAACGCGACTCGACGCTTGGCTTTTTCGGGAGACGCCGCCGCTGCTGACGCGGAAACGGGCGGTTTGATGTCTTTCCCCTGCGCACGCAGAGAAGCGCGGCCCTTTTCGTTGAGGCCCCCCTCGGGATTCTTGCCTTCAGCGCGTTGCCACGCGGGGGACTTCGCCATCAGTCCTCGTCCTCGCCCATCTCCTCGTCGTCCATCTCCTCGTCGTCCTCTTCCAGCTTGGACAACTGCGCTTCCAGCTCCGCGATACGCGCTTCAAGGGCGGCAAGCTTGCTCTTGGGCTTCTCTTCCATCGCCTCGCGCATCGGCCCCTTACCCATCGGCCCCTTGCCCATCCCCGGCTTTGGCTTGCCGACGGCAATCATGATGGCAATGCCCGGTCCCTTGCCTTTGCGCTGGAGCGCGGCCTTCCGCGGGCGTCCGATGCCACTGCTCTTCGCGATCACCGCCTCCATGCCACGCTTCTTTGCTGCCATCACCAGCCTCCGGGGAGTTGCGCTGCAAAATCACCAGCGACATGGCCATTGCGGCCTGCGCCTGACAGGTCTTCTGTAATATTCGGGTCATCGACCACCAGCCGCAACCCCGGTGGGGCTTCGGGGACCACGCCTTGCACCCGATCCCACCCATACAGGGCCAGTGCCAGCGCCATCACACCGTCATCGTGGAACCCTGACGGTGCTTCATAGCGCACGCCGGTCGCGGTGTACTGGAATTCGAAGCTTTCTAGCTCGTTGATCAGCCAGCCGTCGGGGATTTTCAGTTCATCGCCCTGAAACGCCGCCACCAGCCGCTGCATCAGGCGCAGTTTGGACGGCTGGGTGAAGACATGCGGGGTCACATCCACCCCCATCGCCTGCAAATCCGCCACAATCGCATCGCCCACGCCGGTCGCGTCCGCCACGATGGGGGTCTGCCCGACGATTTCCTTGACCTTGGCCTTCGTCACGGCCCACGGGGCCTGCCAGCGCTCTAGGAAGGCAATCCGTCGGTAGGCGTCGAGGCCCACCACTACGGTAAAGTCGAGACTTCGGGCAAGGTCCACGCCGTAGACCACCGCTTGATGATGTTCTGCACCGGGGCCATGTCCTGTGCCAGAATCAACGGCGCGTCGGATGGCGTCCAGTCCGAACGGATTTGCCCCGTCATCGGTCGGCACCCCCTCAAACTCCTGCGCAAAGACCTCCGGTGGCAGCTCACGGCGAGCCGCCTCGACCTCTTCGACCGGGATGTACGGATTGTCCAGCGTTTTGGCCCGGAAACTCGCCCAATCTGGCTCGGTGTCATCGTTGCCTCGGTTGAAGAGCACCACAAACCCATGCCGTCTGCCTCGCGGCGTGCCGAGAAATAAGCCCCCGCCGCTCAAATCCACCAGCGTCGGGCGGATGGCGCGTTGCCAAATCATCAGCAGGTCCGGGACAATCCCGGCCTCGTCGATGATCGCCAGCTTGTATTTGCGCCCAAGGCCCGGATCGGGGGTGTCCAACGTCCACATTTCGATCACCCCGCCCGTCACCAGCTCAATGCGCCGTTCCTGATCGTTCGACCGCGCAATGACCGGCTGGAGCCGTTGTAACAGCTCACGCCAGACCTCCAGCACGTACTTGTACGTCGGTGCAAACCAGCCCACGGGGTAGCCTGCCAAGGCCACATCACAGGCTTCGCGGACCCCGCCCGCCGTCTTCCCGAACCGGCGTCCGCACATCACCACTTTGAACCGCGCCGGATGGCTGGCAATAGCCTGCTGGCCCGGATGACGCTTGGGCAGCACGACGTTCACTGCGTTTGTTCCCGGTTTGAACTTGGGCTTCGGGGGCACTCGTCCTCTCGTGATCGTGGTCTCTACGTATACGTAGTCTATGGTCTCTACGCTATCTAACTATGGTTACTCTTATCGTTAGGGTGACACAGCTCTGTCAGGGGTGACACAGCTGTGTCACCCCACAGAAACCCCGAAACCTGCCTCGGGGTTTCTGTGCTTTAGGACAGGATGTTCTGGGGAAGTTGCGCAGGAAGTGATATCGCACCGGCTTCCAGCGCTTTCTGCGTCTGGACGTTCCGTACCGGCGTTTCTTCCTCCACGACCTTGATCTGCAAGGTCTGCGCTCCCTGATGCTCGACTGTCTGGCGCTCCCCATACTCCGCCGGATTGGCCTTCGACGCCGCCCACTTCAGGGTGTCAATCAGCAACCGATCTGCCGCGCTGGAGTGATTGGTGCTATCCCGCGCTACCCGGATCGCTTCCTCCGCCAGCGCCTGTGCCAGCGTCTTCTTCGCCTGTTCATAGCGCTGGGTCCACGCTTCGTCGCGCCGGAACCACTGCCGTACTGCGCCTGCGGTCACGGTCAGCTTCAGGCTGGTTACCGCGTCTGACACCGTCTCGCCCTCCGCCATGCGCTGCAAGATCTGCTCCATCACCGCGTCCTTCGCCTCCTTCGCATCCTGTGCGACAACGGGCGTCTTCCGTGCTTTCGTTGACATGTAGTCCTCGTGTGTGTGTGCTGCGTGCCTCCACATGATGCGTCGGGGACGTATCGTTGACAAGTACACTGCGTGATCTGACCGTGTGGAGGTGGTATATCGCTGGACGCTCGCCGCTCCGGGGGACACCCCCCCCTCGCGCCCGTTCTACGCCTTATCCGCGCCGAGAGCCAGCCGACGCCGCGCCGAGAGCGCTGCGCTCACTCGTGCGCCACTCGTGCGACAGTGTGCGGACGCTGTCAGCGCCACGTCTCCATGTGACAGACTCGCGCACGAGTAGGAGCGACACGAGCGCCACGAGAGCGCCCGTCAGCGCTCGTCCCCTCTGCGCCCCCTGCGCTCACTCTGCAGCGCCAGAGCGTGGCAGCGATTGACACAAGGGAGCATGGCCAGCGCCACCCCGGCCCTTGGCACTTGGCAGCTAAGTGCGCATGAATTCAGCACTTGCGAGCGGAGAAATATTTACCCTTGACAGCTGCCAAGTCAGAGGGTTACCATGTTGTTGTTGACAGAATGACGCCGGACGCCACGCTGTGAAGCGTTGCACGATCCAGAGAGCGTGACTGCGCAACACGGTCCCTACCAATGGCACCGGCTATTTGACAACTGACAAGTTCCCAGAGCGCACCACGAACCGACTGGTACCGTCCCCAGCGTGTCGCTCTGGCTCTCTCACAGCCTTGCCACCTGCGAGAGTCTCTCTCTGCCGTCTCTCTCTGCAGTCTCTCTCAGTCTCTCTCACTTTCGAGGATCACCGCCATGCTCTCCAATCGCTCCCAGCTCTCGTACTTCCGCTTTCTCCGTCGTGAATTCACCGCTGGCCGCATGAACCGCCTCACTCTGCGCTACGAGTGTGAAGCCGCTGCGAACCAGTGCGAATACACCCTCCACGCCGCGCTGCTCGTCTTCCTCGCTGGTTTCTGATCCTTCCCTCTCCCGGAGAATCCCGCCATGTCGTCCACGTTCCAGCTGCTCACCGCCGCCGAATCGTCTCCCAAGCTCGCTCACGAACTCGGTCTCACCCTGCAGCATGAATCCGCCGTCTTGTACCTCGCTCCCCACACGTTCGCCGGTCGTGGCAACCTCTGCGCCGGAGCCTCTGCCGGATGCATCAACGGCTGTCTCGGCTTGTACTCTGGCCGCGCTGACATCGTCAAGCGTGGCGACACCTCGAACACGGTGCGGGATGCTCGCATTCGGAAAGCGCAGCTGTTCTTCGACGACTTCGCCACGTTCAAGGCGCAGCTCGTCAGTGACATTGCGAAGCATGTCAAGCGCTGCCACAAGAACGGCAAGCTCCCTGCCGTACGGCTCAATGGCTCGTCGGACGTGCCGTGGGAGCGCATCATCCGCGACGTCTTCGAACAGTTCGCCGACGTGACGTTCTACGACTACACGAAGCTTCCGCCCTCGAAGCGCCAGAACCTGCCCAAAAACTACACGCTGACGTTCTCGTACTCTGGCGAGAACCTCGATGCGTGCGGCGAAGCGCTCCGCGCTGGGTGGAACGTTGCCGCTGTGCTGAAGGTCGCTCCCTCTGAGGCCATGCCGCTGTTCCTCCGCGATCTCAACCCGTGGCATCCACTCGCGGCGCTCCCCGTGATCGATGGCGATGTACACGACCAGCGCTTCCTCGACCCGAAGGGCGTCATCGTCGGGCTGCGCCCGAAGGGTCGCCTCCGCAAGGCTCGCACCTCGTTCGTGATCGGCTCCCTCTGACCGTCCCTCTGGGGCGCGGCATTCGGTCGCGCCTCTCTCACCTCTCTCTCGGAGAACCCGCCATGCCCACCGCTCGCCTCTCTGCTCGCCGGAACGGGTGGCGCGAATGCGCCTACGCCATCCTCGACGGTCGCCTCCTCGCTTCGAATGGGGATACCAGCTGCTACAGCGAAGCTTCCGCCATTCGCAGTGTCATCGTGCAGCTATCCCAGCGCAGCGATGCCGACGCGAAGACATGGCTCGCCCTCTACGAGCAGGGCGCTGTCACTGTCGAAACTGACCGCCACTGATCTCTCTCACCCTCTCAGAGACCTGCCATGTACACGATTCTGCTCTCCCGCTCGTACCCGCTGCCGAATGGCAAGACCACGCTCCGCGTTGACCTGCTGCAGCACACCGACACTCTCGCCAAGGTGTGGGAGGTGACGGTGCTGTTCCGCTCTGCCAGACACGGCATCCAGACGGGCAGCATCACCCGTCGCAAGACCCGCAGCGAAGCGATGCGCATCGTTCGCAGGGCGCTGCACTTGAGCTAAGTCGTTGCAGGACAACGCCGTTGACATGTTGTTGACACCTGGATAAGTTCCATGCTGGTCCCGCACCGACGCGGGGCCAGCCTCACCAGACCTCCCGCCAAGGAGTTTTCCCATGCCGTTCATCCCGACTGCGTACCCCACTGGCACCGTCTTCGACCTCGGTCGCCGCGTCAAGCTTGGCCCCAAGTCGCTCAAGGTGCAGACCGCTCCTGCCCTTGAGGCTCGCACCGCCCTCGACCTGTCCTCGTACAGCGGCGACACGGCAGAGGTGACCTGCAACGGCGACTACCCGATCACCCTGCAGGGGGGCGAGCATGGCATCGTGATTCGCAGCGATGCGCAGAGCAGCGATGTGCTGTTCATCTGGCGCGACATGGGCAACGTCGAGTGTGCGCTGGCCCGTGGCATCCCCGCTGAGAAGTTCGTCACCCAGCGTGGCCGTCCCCGCTTCGCCGGAGAGCCGATGCCCTCGGCCACCGGCGACGTTCAGTCTGCGGCTGCCATTGCCCCTGCCAAGGCTGCCACTTCGCAGCCTCCCGTGGTGACCCAGCCTGACGTAGCCGACGCGCTGGAGACCCTGCGCCAAGCGCTCCAGCCCAAGGCCACGGTGGACGAGGCCGCAGTGCGCGCCATCGTCGAGGACGCCATCGAACCGCTGCGCCAGTTGCTGCAGTCTCCCGCGGTGGCCCAGTCTCGTGCCCGTCTGGCGGTGGCACAGGCCAGCAGCAGCAACCCAATCATGGCGGCGCTGCAGCAGCGCTACGTGGTGGGGCAGGAGGCTCCGGCCAATGCGCTGCTCGTCGCGCCCCCCTCGCTGGGCAAGAGCTTCACCATCCGCGAGTTCGGCAAGCAGTACGACCTGTTTTTGGAGCATGGCTGCACCGATGACCTCGACGAGGTGGCCACGCTGCTCGGGGGTCCCGTCGCGACGGGCGCAGGCTTCGAAGTGGTGGACGGGGTGCTGACACAGGCCGTTCGTGCCGCCTCGCAGGGGCAGACGGTGCTGCTCCTCCTCGACGAGGTGCTGCGCATGGGCGACCGTCCGCAGGAGTCGCTGCTCTCGTTCCTGACGGGCGTGAAGACCCAGACGGGGCGCGTGTACCGGCTGCGTACTCGGCGCTTTGAGAACGGCGCGTTCGAAACCATCGAATGCCCCGTGGCCAACCTGCACATCGTCGCAGCGGCCAACCTCGGCGCTCGCCACCCGCAGGAAGCCTTCTGGTCCCGCTGGGATGTGGTTCGCTTCGGGTTCGATCTCGCCACCGTCGAGGGCGTGGCCAGCACCGTGGCGCAGAGCTACGGCATCAGCGAAGCCGACATGGTGGGCAAGCGCTACGCGGCAGCGGTGTCCATGAGCCGTGCGCTCGTGGCGAGCAACGCGGTGCGGTACCCGCTCGACATTCGCACACTGGAGCGCGCTTGCCAGTTGGCAGGGTCCGACAAGGGCAGCGAGGTGCTGACCTACGTAGCCAGCCGCGTGTCCGACTCGTGCGCCCACTGGTCGATCGACCTCGGCGAGACGGACCCGTCCTGCAGCAGCGCCGTCGATGCCATCAAGACCTGCCTCCTCACCGCCAACTAACCGGAGATCCCGCCATGACGACCACCATCAAGACCCCCAAGGCTCCGCTCACCCCCGTCGCGCTTGTCAAGCAGTGCATCAAGCGAGCCAGCCGGAAGGGGGAGGCACTCGACGCCCTTGTCTTCGCCACCAACGCCGGAGTCAATGCGGAAGCAGACGGCGGCGTGACGGGCACATGGTGCTTCCAGAACGGGGTGCATGTCATCCGCCTTGGCACTCGCTTCGTCGAGGCCATGAAGCCCAACGCGCTCGGCGTTCGCAGCCAGTCAGGCCGCGACAAGGCAGCCACCCTGTTCGGCATCCAGATTCTCCGCCACGAGGCGTGGCATGGGCGCGTGACAGAGCGCGACCTCGCGGCCATCGCGGCCAACTGCAAGGCGCGGAGCATCCCGTTCCTCCTCGTGAACCTGATGGAGGACATGCGGCTGGAGCACCTCGCCCGTGAGGCGGAGAAGGTCAAGTTCGAATGGCACCAGTTCATGCCCTACAATCGGGCGACCAACCCGCTCCATGCGTTGGCCAACATGGTGACCTACGAGACGGAGATCTGCTTCACGTTCACCGATCACACTCACCCGAATCACAGCACTCACGCCAAGGACTGGAAGGAGAAGGTCGAAGACTTCGCTCGCCGCATCAAGACAGCGGCCACCACATGGGCCGTGATCGACCTCGCGCAGGAGTGGCTGGAGTACTGGAACGCGCAGGGCTGGGGGCGCAGCACGCAGACGGTGCCCCGTGGCACGATGGCAGGGGATGCCATCGGGGGCGACAGCGATGGCAGCGCCACGGCGATGTCCGACAAGCGCACGACCAGCCCCGTGCACACCGTCTCCAGCAACTCGTCGAACACCAGCACGGTGTCGGTGCGGCTGCCCAAGCGGGTGCCCTTCACCCGCTTCCGCACCTACACCGGCGCCATGCCCATCGACCCGCGTGAAGCGGACGCCATCGCGGCAGAGATGCGCACGATCATCGCTCGCACTGCTTCGCAGCACTCGGTGCGCACCTCGTCGAGCGGGTCGCGCTTGCACATCGCCGGCATCGCCAGCCGCAGCGAGCAGGTCTTCCGCAACTACGGCAAGACGGGAGGCAAGCCGCACCTCGTGATGCTGATGGACTTCTCAGGCAGCATGTCGCGGGACTGGCAGTCGCACGGTCGCCTGTTCACCGCCGCCCTGCTCCGCCTCCTCCGCAGCGGCGACATCACCGGCAAGCTGTACGGCACCGGCGGCGGGATGCTGGGCGAACTCCCTGCCACCCTGTCTGACACGGAGCTGGCTGGCCTGTGCCCCCACCTGCAGGGCGAGAACATCCGCGACAGCCTGACGGCGCTGCAGGCGGAGATGCAAGGGGCGAACGCGGTGCTGATCTACACCGATGGCGAACTGATGGACGGCCACGTCGATGCCGGAGAGTGGCGGCGGAAGGGCGTCGATCTGGTGGGGTCGGTGGTCATCCCTGCCACCGTCTCGGACGACTTCCGCCGCGACAAGCTGACCATGATGACGCGGCACTTCGGTGCGCCGGTCACGGCAGAACACGGCAAGGCCCTCGCTCGGAAGTTGGCGCAGTACCTTGGCGCTCGGTGGCGCTGAGGATATATTCGGAGTGCGACTCTTGGCGGGGTCGTCTCCTCTGGTGAGAGACAAGAATCCCCCAGTGCCCATTCGGGTGCTGGGGGATTGTTGTTTATCGGCGCTGCCGTTTGGCGTTGTCCTTGTCGATCCAGTGCTGCCGCCACTGCTCGGCCTGTCGCTGTCGCCGCTTGCGCTCCTGCCACTGGCGCTGTCCCTCGGTCTGTGTCTTCACCGGAGGGGGTGCCAGCGCCTGTAATAGCCCCGCCAACGGACGATCCCCGATGCGGACATGGTGCAGGGGCAGCAGCGGATATCGGGCCAGCAGACGGGCAGCCAGCGCCTCGTCGGATGGCGCACTGATGGTCCCGATCTGGCGTGGCTCGTGGTTCGGGAGGCAGAGGAAGACCGGATGGCGCAGGTCCGTCATGCCAGCACCTTGGCGCGGAGGCTGGAGATGAACCGCTGCGGGGTCCACCCATCGTCCTCCACCACCGCATACGTCACCCCGTCTGGTCCGTCATAGCGTTCGATGATGCCACGCTTGAGCAGCAGGCGGATCGCGCTGCGGATCGTGTCATAAGGCCGGTCGATACTCCCCGCCACTTCGGACAGGGTGTACGCCCCTGTCTCCAGCAGCGCCTTCACCACGTCGGTCGTGTCTCGGTACGCACGGGACTGATACGGCTCCCGCTTGGCACGGGTGGTGAGATGCCATGTGCGAACGGCTCTGCCAGCGCAGCCGATGCGCTTCCCTCGCTTCGCCATCACCCACCCATGCTTCTCCAGATGCACGAGCAGGTTGCCGGTCTGGTGCGGGGAGCGCCGGATGCTGGCGGCCACGTCGGCGGTGGTCAGTCCGTCGTGGTCGCGCAGCATCCGTATCACCACCGCTGACAACGCCTCAGGCTTCGGGTCGCGGTAGCTGACGTAATCGTTCGGCTGGAACTTCACGGGCGGATGACTCCCACCTCCCGTGCCAAGCCGATGGCACGGGTTTCGATGGCGCTGATCTTCCGCTGCACCTTGTCCTCGTTGATCGGTTCGCCCAGTGACATGGCGCTCGTCACTTCCCGTTCCACGCGCCGACACATGGCGCTCACGGTCTCGGCGTGTTGTGCGATGAGGCGTAGCTTCTTGAGCAGTCGTTCGCTCATCCCCAATCCTTGTCCTGTTCTGACCAGATGTACGTGCCGGTTTCTTTCGGGTTTCCCCACTCGACCTCAAACTGTAAGCACATCAAATCTTCTGGTTCAGAGCCGTCGCACAGCGCACGACACACCACATAGCGGTGCCACCCATCGCCGTTGAATTGGTGGGCGTAGTTGTCGTCTCGCCAGTAGGCCGTGTCGGTGATCTGATGCTCACACCGTGTTTTTGCTTCGGCTTCGGTGCGATACAGACCAAGCACCTGACGGATGTAGACGCCTCGCGCTTCTACCAAGTAGATATGCTCGCTCATGTGTCGTCGTCCATGTAGCCGTTGAGTTCTTCAATGGCGATGGAGATGAGCAGACCGACGATGATGCCTAAGACAAAGGTGATCATGCGCCCTCCATCTCTTTTCGGACATACGACATGGACCAGCCATCATGCGCCTTACCGTGCCCATCGGCCACGCCGTTCGCTTGTCCCTCTTCAAACGCCTCCATTACCAGATTCCGCAGCCGCCGCACTTCTGCCACCAGCGTCATGTACCGTTTCACCTCACCGCTCTGCAACGTCGGATCTGACATAATCTCGACCTCAATCGCCGCCAGTTCTTCCGTAGTCATCCCTTCTGCTCCTACCATCGTGGTCCACCGATCTGCAAGCCACGCCACTTGGCTTGCGCCTCTAGCCATGACACCCCATCCGCTCGCAGTCCCGCATAGAAGCGCCGATGCACCACGCTGGACGGGTCTCGCCGCTCCCGACACTGCCAATCGTGGAGCGCACTGCTGCGGAGGTAGCGGTTACGGAACGGGTGCCCGATCCAGCCCCACAACAGGCGCGGGATGGAGCTGCCGTTCCAGATGAACTGATCGGGCACGATGTGGGCCGTGCCGTCGTCGTCCTGCCAGATCAAGACGCCCTCCAGTCGTGCCCATGTCCCGGCGCTCGGGACGTTGGGACTCGACGGGGAAAGAATGGTGACAGGCGGGTCAGTGATCCATGCCATTGGTCTGCTCCTGTTTTTCGTCTTCGTACAACGTCACTCCGTCGATGCTCACACACCGCACGGTGTAGCGCCAATCTCCGCACGGGTTCTCCCCGCCGTTGTGGTACTCGTTCCCACGATTGCAGTCACATCCGAAGTTGCCTTCGCTCCACCAAAAGTCTGAGCCATCACCCCACTCCAAGTCCATAAACACCACGCGAGTCTCGCCGGTCGTAGTGTCCGTGATGTGCGCGTTGTAGCCGATCATGTATCCTCCTCGTCGGTGGCATCCACCAGCGGTTCGTAGCCCATGTGGACGGGACAGCCCCAGTTGATCCAGAACTGCCACACGCCGTTCACTTGATAGGCCCCACGCCCGTGCCCGTTGTCGAGCACGGGACAGGTGCAGCCCTGCGCCACGGCCTCGTCGCTGCCGGGGTTATTGGTCACGCGGCACCTCCAGCGCGGCGGCGAGGGCTTCGCGCAGGCGCGTCACCTCGTTACGAAGACGCATGTAGTCTTTCGCGAGATGGCTTTCACCGCCGAGCCAACTGTCGCGATACTCGTCCGCGTGAACGCGAGAAATCTTGATGATGTGTTGCGCGCACTCTAGTGCGTGTTTCTCTTGCTGTTCCTCACGCATCCGGCCCGCCCGCGTGCGGGGTGGGGGTGTCTCCGTAATCGTCCTGCACCTTGTGCCCGTCGTCCACGACACGACGCTTCTTGCCGACACGTTCCCACTGACCAAGCGCGTTGAGGCGATACCTCCGTCCACGCTGCACGATTTCGCTGCCGACCTTGTGGATTCCAGCGAACAGCACATCGGCCTGCTCCAACCTGTCGCGCATGGCACGTTCGGCGGCGGCCATATCCTCAAACGACTCCATCTCCACGCGGCCATCATTGTAGCGGACTTCCATCACGCACGCTCCTGTAAGGCGATCCATTCTTTGAGGGACGCGACGGCGCCGTCGCGCTGCACGTTGCTGATGTAGCTCATGCCACCGCCACCAAAGTCGAAGGCGAAGACGATCACGCCCGTGTTCGGCGGCATGATGTGCTGCACGGCGGCAATGGCCTCGCGCATCTTCTCGGGGAGCAGGCGGACGCCCACGCCGTTCACGGGTTCGCGATAGCGGCTCACGTCTCCCCCTGCGCCGTGGCGCGGTTGTCGCCCGCGTGCGGGGTGGGGCGCTTCCTGCGAGCAAACTGTTCCGCGAAATCGGCCAACTCCTGCATCGCTTCCGGCCTCATCTTCGCTGTGTCACCACCGCAGATATGCACGCGGGTGACCCACTCGCCGTGATCGTCGTGGATGTCGATATGTCCCGTGTCTACGATCTTGTAGGTAGCCATCACTCCCCCTGCGCCGTGGCGCTGGTGTCGGTGTCGGTCGCGTGCGGGGTGGTCCACGGCTTCTCCGTGCTCACGTCAACGCAGTCCATAGCGTCGATGTCTACCAAGAACTGCCCCATGTACTGACCGACACCGCGCATCCCCGCTTCCAGCGTGGCGATGTGCTCCCCCTGCGCCGTGGCGTCCGCTCTTACTGCAACAGTGTCCGCTGTTACTGCATGAGCCGTGGCGACGGCGGCGCGGAGTGCGTCCTTTACCGATAGGATGTACTCGGCTGCTTCTGTCAGAGTCCCACGGATGTGCGCGTATTGCTCGCTGTCCCAGAGGTCTTGCACACACTCGCGCAAGCGAACAACCAAGAGCGGGTCCATCCCCTCGTCGGCAACCGCCTCCACCACCCGCTCACACGCGGCGAGGCGGGCGGTCAGCGCGTCCCGCTCGGCCATCAGCTTGGCTTCCCGCTCGCTGCCCATCCCGTTGAGCCGCGCTTGTTCATGGCACTCGGCAATGGCCGCGTCCCGCTCGGCGGTCATAGCTCGCGCTTGCTGGTGGTGCTTGTCCGCGTTCCGCAGCGCCAGTTCCACGCGCACGAATCGGTGGATGTCGTCCACGGTCAGCGTGTCGCCCACGCGCAGGCTGGCAATCCACTGGCCCAACGCGCCAGTCGGTGGCTCAAACGTCTCGGCGCGAACGGCGTCAGCGATAGTCTCGGCCCGTTCTTCTACGGTCAATCCTCCGTCTCGCGTGTCCTGCAACGCCGATAGGATGACTGAGGTGAGCGTGTTCATACTGCTGTCTCCAATACCGTGATCGTTATGGTTGCGCCAGCGGTATCCTTCGACCGTGGCAAGCGTTCGTCCATTTCCCAATGTTCGATGCGGACCTGACAGTCATCGGCCCAGATCGCGCCACCGGCACTGATGCCATCCTTCAGGTTCTTACTCCAGTTCAAGTCTCGTCGTCGTCGATCCGGCTCCCGCACCACCACCGTGAGCGCGACCTTGTCGGTCGTGCAGACCCAGCCGTGCTTCCGTGCGGCGGCCACCGACAATGCCGCGATGAACGCCTTGCTCTCTCGGTATTCGCGAGAGAGCGTGTAGCCCGTGACGTACTTGCGGTTGTCTGAGCAGAGCGCGGACCACGGGATGTCGAACGTCAGTGTCGCTCCTTCCACTTGGGCAGGAGTCTCCCGTGCTTCTCCTCCGACTCGGTGATCGACGGGATGCGGGTCGAGAGCCGGAGCGTCCGGTAGTCCCACTGCACGGGCAGATCGGTGATCGCCCCGTGTCGGTTCTTGTCTACGATGAGCCATGTGTCTGCCAAGTTCGCGGTGCGCACGAAGCGGGAGTGATCGAACAACAACACCTGATGCGAGTCGTTCTCTAATGCGCTGCCCCCCATCAGTCCCTGTGCCGTCGGACGCTCGGCCCGATTGCGTGAGGTCTCACGGTTGAACTGGGACAGCAGCACCATCACGACGTTGTACTGCTGCGCCGCTTCGCGTAACTGGTGTGCGACTATCTCGGTGCGCTCGGCAATGCTATGCGCATTGGCCGTCCACACCAGCTGCAGATAATCGACCACGAAGAAGCGGCTGCCTAGCGTCTCCACGTTGTAGCGGATCGATGCCATCACATCCGTCAGCTTGGACAGCGGACGACGGTTCATCAATACCTCCCCACCCGTGCGCTGCTTCAGGGTATCCATCGTCTGCTGCGCTCGACGGAAGGACTCGGTGCTGAACGACGGCCCCTGATCCAGACAGGCGACACTCTCGCCACTGGCGATGGCCATCAAGCGCGTGGCCAGTTCGCTGCGTCCCATCTCCAGTGACAGGAAGGACGCGGTCTCGCCAGCGTTGGCTGCCGCTTGCGCAAGGTTCAACCCCAGCAGGGTCTTGCCGGTGCCGGTATTCGCTCCGATGGTGACGATCCATCCTCGGGCCAACCCCCGCCCACCACCACCGCCTCCACACAGGACGTTCCATGTGTCGAGCATGGTCGGCACGGAGTCGATGGGCTTGAGCTTCTCTTCCAGCAGATGGTTGAGCGTGTCGCCACTGACGCTGTCGAACACCACGACGGGAGCCGATGCGCCGATGGGCGTGGCGGTGTCGAGGACGGTGCGCCATGTCTGTGTCCAGTCATCGCCGTGTGACTGCACCGACTGATGCAGATCACACAGGTCTTTGATCGCCCCGCCCCGATGCGTGACGTTGCTCAAGACTCGCGCCGTTGGCAGGGACGAGGAGACCTTGGCCACCATCGTTGCCCCGCCCTCGTCAGGCTCCTGCCACACCACCACCTCTCGGCCCTGTAGCAACGCCGCAAACTCTGGCTTCCACATCGACGCGCCGGGAAGTCCGACCGCACACACGCCACGCTGCCATGCCGCATGGCAGTCGGACTCGCCTTCGACCAGCAGCACTGGCCCGTTCAGCGCAGACAGCATCCACTGGCCGTACAGCGGCGTCCCCACCCCATCCGGTTGCCAGAACGTGCCCTTCCTCGTGCGGCACTTGGTGCGGATCAGGTTCCCCTGCGGATCGAAGTACGGGATGGCGACCACGGGCTGCCCGTACTTGCCAGTCAGGTCGTACACCTGTGCCTTCGTCAGCGTGTCGAGTGCCAGTCCCTTCCGCTCCGCATACTCCACCATCGTCAACCCACTCGCCCCGTCCTGCTTGGGCAGATCAACGCCAAGCTCGGTGGCCAGCGACACCAGTCCTTCGGTGAAGCCACACGCACTGCATCCCCATGCGTGTTCCCCCAGCCATGCGCTGGCCGTTGAGTCGTTGTGGCGTGGGCAGCGGAACGCGATGCTCTTGCCCGACTTCTTCGCGTTGCGTCCGCTGCGCAGGAGGTACGCCTTCAGGACACCATGCGCGTCGAGGGTGTTCATTCGGCGCTCCAGATCACCGACTGGCGCTTGATGGGGGGGATTCCGTCGATCTCCGTGAAGCTGCGCTCTTCGATAAGGACGCGGTCCTGCGGCAGGAACATCAACGCATGGTCACGCTCCCGCTCTACGATCCACAGGTGCTTGTGTTGGTCAGGCGACAGGCTGAAGCCATCGCCCACATGGTCGAGACAGAACCATAGCGTTCCGCGATCCACGGCTTCTTTGTGGTTCGCGCTGAGGATGGCACACTCCAGACCAGACAGGTACGTCGGCTCCCATGCTTCGGCGCTCCAGCCGTAGCAATCCCACGCGACGACCTCATCCAGTGGCACTGGCATCCACGGGGAGGGCGCTCCCCGCAGGGCATGAAGCGGGAGATCCACCACCATCGCGCCGTTCTCTAGCAAGACATGACAGCCAAGGCTCCGCCCCGGCGTGACGCTGACGCCGATCCAGACGGCGGGGACCAGCGGCTTGTCCAGTGCATCGCGCAGCACAAACGAGGGCACCACCCACACATAGCGGTGGCGCGGCAAGCTGATGTTGTGACTCATGCCGCCCCCGCCAGTCGGTCGAACTCGGCCACATCCTGCCCAGACCGCGCCCACTCGTCACGGGTACGCCCGTGTACTCGCGGCTCCATCTTGTAATGCTCCCATGCGCCATCCGCGTAGAACTTGTGGATGGTCTTCACGTAGCGCGAGTCGATCTGCTTGCGCTCCACCTCCTGCGCATACAGGCCAGCGGCCACTACGAGCGCCTTCGGTTCGGCTCCGTCTTGGATGCACTGCATGATGGCCCGAAGCGCAGGGGGATACAGGTGGGGCGTATCCCGCTTTGGGTAGTCGCTCCAGATGCAGCTGCAGACTTCCTGCGCAATGGACCGAAGCTCGGCCCTATCGTTCTTCTTCTCGTTCCTCTCATCGTTTGGGTGACGCAGCTGTGTCGGGGGTGGGGTGACAGAGCTGAGTCGGGGGTGGGGTGACTCCTCCGTCAGGGGTCCGGTCTGCAGCACCACATCGTACACCGTGGTGCGCCCCGTCCGTTCGACCTTGGTCAGGTATCCCCGCTCCAGCAGCTTCGGCAGCGCTCGCTGCACGGTACGCGGAGAGAGGTTGCACGTCTTGGCCATTGTCGCGACACTGGCCCAGACGTTCCCGCCCAGTCGGTTGGTAAAGGTGCCTATCGCGCAGAGAACGCGCAGCTGCGTATCGCTGAGTTCGCTGTCAGCGACCGCATGGGCAGGGATGATAGAGAGATGCGGCATGGCGGGGTGTGGTGAGGTTATTTCTTACGACGAGAGTGGGCACCAAGGTTACCACCTCGGCCACGAAGTGTCACCCCGTGGCGTTTGAGGAGACCGTAGACTGCTTGGAACGTGATGCCCATACGTTCCGCGCATTCGCGTAGCGACATGCCACTGTTGTACAGCATGGCGGCGATCTGTCGCTTCTCTTCATTCGGCTGGTTTCCCATGTGCCGAAAGTAGAAGTACTCTTTAGGCGCCATGGCGCAACTCCTCCTGCCACTGCGAGCAGAACTGCGCCACGTCGCAGTAGTGCTGGCAGCGCTTGTACTCGCCCACCCGATGCTCGACGGTGTAGCCTTCGGGCACCTGTCCTTCTGATGGCTCCTCGTCGTACACGCGCAGGGCACGGCTCGCGCCAGCCTTCACGACGGCCCACTTACTGCCACTGTACCAGCGCTCGTCGTCGGTGCACTGGATGAGGTTCCCCGCTCGGGCTTGCTGGTGCAGGTACACGCGCTCTTCGATGTAGTCCTGCGCTTCCTGCAAATCCCAGACAGGGACACTGATCGACTGGATGGCGGCTCGCGGGTAATCGTTATTGCGCTCGGCTTCCGTCTTCCGCCAGTCGCGGAAGATGGCGATGATCTCCAGCGTGTTGATCTCGTAGCCGTTCTGTGCCGCCAGCCAGCGCAGGATGTTCAGCTGCTGGGTCCATTTGTCAGACCCCTTATGCTTGTACACCGTGGTCACCTTGTAGTCGGTGATGGTGCCAAGGTCGAGGTTCATGACATCGAACTGGCCAGACACGGACCAACCCATCACCTCGGCGAACAGGCGCTGCTCGGCAATCATGCCTTCCTGCTGCAGTCCTGCCCGTTCCAAGATCGTATGGACGGCCTGTCCCAGCAGCGACCACACCCGCTCCGATACGTCGACCACCACCTGATCGCGGTGCGCACGGTACAGCTCGCTGATCTGTGGCGCATCAATCAGCTTGGTGGCGGAGATGTCGCCACCTCCCGTGTACGGATCGTTCTGCACGGCTGCCACGATACTCTGTGGCAAGCCGTGGACGTTGGTGATCAGACTCACGAGAGACCCTCCGACCCCTGCGTCATGCTCTTGGCCAGAAGCACGGACGCCTCCAGCTTATCAAGCGCCG